CCACAGGAACGATATTAACCAATGACATAAGCCAAGCTGGAGACACAAGTGCTGGAAATGCGGCGGCAGTAGGTTATACATCTGCTGAAGGGTTAATACTTACTGGACAAGGTTCAACATCAGACGTAACCATTAAAAACGATGCTGACGCTACAGTTATTTCTATACCGACAGGCTCTAACCACGTTGGTATCGGCACGACTAGTCCTGCGACAGAGCTTGAAATATATAATGCGGGATTTACTGCGGCACAGATAACAAGTAATTCTAGCGCTGAAACTCAATTAAGATTTGCTACTAACACCGCCGCACGTATAAGCAATCAAGCCAACACCGCACTAATATTTGATACAAATGCTACAGAGCGCGTCCGTATATCAAATGATGGCAATGTGGGTATAGGGACGAGTTCGCCTTCTCAGCCCTTAGATGTAGTGGCATCTTCTTCTACGGCTGTTGGAGCAGGCCTCAGAGGCCGTTCTGCTGACAATTTAAACATTACGGCGTTCTTCAGCAATGACGGTGCGACACGTTACTCACAGATACGCAGTGCAAGCGATAGGCTTAATGTTTCAACTATTACTGCGATTCCGTTGGTGTTTGACACCAACAACACAGAACGTATGCGAATTGACTCCAGCGGCAAGGTTGGTATAGGCACAACTACTCCAGGTGCAGAGTTAGGTTTTCCCATAGGCAATGACGTAGAAATATCGCAAGTTGCCGTTACAGCACACCAAGCAGGAAACGCTGGACATATAGCTTTAACTATAGCTGATGGAGGTGGGCACGCAGGTTTTTTTGTTAATAACACACATGATGGGACATATTCTGACACGCACTTAAGTTTTAAAACAGGCGAAGGCGGTGTTAGTGTAGCCACAGAACGTATGCGTATTACTAGTGACGGTAAGTTGTTGGTGGGATATACATCTTCCAACGGCGCATACAAACTTCAAGTGAATAGTCAGATTTTTGCAACCAGTGCAACCATTGCTACTTCTGATGGCAATTACAAAGAGAATATCACGCCTTTAGATGGGGCTTTATCACTAGTATCACAATTAAACCCTGTTCAGTTTGACTGGAAGGAACATCCGGTTCACGAATTTGACCGCAATCAGCCGACTATTGGTTTTATTGCTCAAGAAGTTCAACAGGTTCTTGCAGAACAGCCTTATCTAAATAGTATTGTTAAATCCAATGAATGTGTGCTTGAGCCTGAAGAAACGGATGATGAAGGCAATGTAATCAAAGAAGCTGTTACTGAACCGTTTCTAGGAATTGCCGAAGTCAATATGGTCGCCCTGCTGACTGCCGCAATCAAAGAACAGCAAGCAACAATCACAGCATTAGAAACACGCCTTACGGCATTGGAAGCCAACTAACAGGAGAAAACAATGGCTAACACGTACACATGGAACTTTGAACAGCTAGATACAGCACCAAGCGAAGGGTCGTTAAGTGACGTAGTAAAGTCTATTCATTGGCGTATTACTGGCGTAAGTGACGCAAAAACACCAAATAACACTGCGTCTACTTATGGACAGGCAATTATAGGCGCGGCAGATGCAGACAGCTTTACAGCGTTTAACAGTTTGACTGAGGATTGGTGTAAGACACAGGTGCTGGCAAATATAGACAAAACTGAAGCAGAGCTAAAGGCTGACATAGATACACAACTTACAGAACTAGACACGCCTACATCTGTGGGCAAACTACCGTCATCATGGTAATAATAACTATTTAACTTAACCTAAACTGGAGATAGATATGGCAGACGCTAACGAAGAAAAAAAACTCGTAATCCAAGTAAAAGACGGAGAAGATATTGTTTATAAGTATGATGACATGAACGATGGTCAACAAGTATTGTTTATGAAAGCAGAGTTACTAAACAAAGAGCTACAAGAGCTAAAAAGCCAAACCGAATATAAAATGGAGCAGTTGCAAATACTAAGTAATCATTATGCGATTACATTGCAAAATAGCTTGCAAGAAGAATATCAATTTGAGAACGGCGAGAAGTATGAAACAAAAAATGAATCGGCAACAAAGACGCAGTAACCCTACAAGCGCAGAGTTAGAAGCACATGAAAGAGAATGTGCGGTGCGCTATGAAAATGTAGAAAAGCGTTTAGATGCTGGTCAGGCTAGATTTATTAGGTTAGAGAATATGATCTGGGGGTTATATGGTCTCTTGATCGTATCCTCAATAATCGGAGAGGTAATCAACTAATGGCTGGCTTGCAAGTAACGACAGAACCGACAGCAGAACCGCTTTCACTTCAAGAGGTGAAAGAATATCTGCGAGTAGATGACAGCACTGATGAACGTGTTGTTAGACCTTTGATAGAAACCGCAAGGCGATGGGCTGAGACCCATATGAATCGGTCTATTATGTCGCAGACGCTTACGTTGCAAGTAGACGCTTTTGATGAGCTAGCAGAGCCATTGTGGGAAGGCACAAGGCAAAGACCAGCCGATTTAAACTATTACAAGCGATATATCAGCTTGCCTAGACCTACAGTCACCAGCGTAACAAGTGTTTCTACTTTTAATGATAGTGACACGGAGACAACTTTTGCCAGTAGCAAATACTATGTAGATACCGCTAGAGAGCCAGCTAGGATTGTATTGCGTAAAGGCGAGACATTTCCTACAGCACTAAGGGTGGCAAATGCTATTAAGGTTGTCTATGTAGCAGGGTACACTAACGCTTACTCAGTCCCAGAGCCTATTAGAATGGGTATGTTGCAACACATAGCCTTTATGTATGAGCAACGCGGAGACAATGTTGACTACCTTCAACACAGAGAATTGCCAAGAATGATTAAGTCTTTGTATGCGCCATTTGTAGTGTACTACGGATTGAGTGGCTCGCCACTTATGCAACTTGGGTAAACTATGAAAGCTCTAGGCAGTTTGAGACATAGGGTACAGCTACAAAGCCCTACAAACACAACTGATGCTGGCGGCGGTATTACGCAAGCATGGACAACTATTGCTAATGTTTATTGCAGTATAGAGCCAAAGACAGGCAGTGAAAGTTTTAGGCAGGGACAGGTACAAGACCGCACAACCCATGAGATAGCTATGCGATATCGCTCTAATATCAGCACAAAATATAGAATATTGTTTGGTAGCCGAACACTAAACATACGACATATCAAGAACTTACACGAAAAAGATAGGTTTTTAGTATTAGAGTGCAGTGAAGGCGAAGCTATATGACCATAAAAAACCTAAAACAATTTCAAGATAGAATGAAGAAACGCATTGATAATGCTGATAAAAAGATGGCTAGAGCTTTAGCAAGGTCAACAATGATAGTGCAAGCAGAAGCACAAGAAAGCATTTTGAGTGGCGCAAAAAGTGGGCGTACGTATATGATCAAAGGAACGCCGCATACGGCATCAGCCGCAGGGGAAGCTCCAGCAAATCTTACTGGCGTACTAGCTGGAGGTATTACAACTTCTGTAGAAAAAGAAGATCCCAATACATTAGTGGGTTATGTAAAAGCTCACGCACGCGATGGCAGTGGCGGTAATTATGCTGTTCATCTTGAGTTTGGAACACGAACAATGGGCGCAAGACCTTTTATGCAACCAGCTTTACAGAAAAACGAACGCAGAATAAAAGAGATATTCATGCAAGAAGGGGTCATAGATAAATGACTATCGGATTATTTGCATTGCAAACAGCGGTATACAGCGCGTTATCAGGTGATAGTAACCTTACAAGTACGCTATCTTGTGGAGTGTATGACAATACTCCAGAGGAAAGCGCATTTCCATACATTGTTATAGGTGAAGATACGACAACTGACTACAGTACAATGGACGTAGACGGTGGTGCTACAACAATGACAGTCCATGTTTGGTCACAGTATAAAGGCTCAAAAGAGACTAAGAATATTATAGACAGGGTACATACTTTGTTGCATGATAGTGCTTTGAGTCAATCAGGCTTCAATCTTGTGAATATGAGGTATGAATTTTCTGATATAATTCGTGATCCAGATGGAGTGACAAGACACGGCATCATAAGGTTTCGTGCAATAACTTTAGGAACTTCATAGGAGTAGATAGAAAATGGCGGCACAAAAAGGTTCAGCGGTACTAATAAAACAGACTATTGGTGGCACAGAAACAACAATTGGGGGTCTACGGTCATCTTCATTAACCATAAACGAAGAAACAGTAGACGTTACCAACAAAGATTCTTCTGGTAATCGGGAGTTATTAGCAGATGGCGGCATTTTATCTATGTCAATATCTGGAAGTGGCGTATTTACTGACTCAACAGCAGAGCAGAGTTTTCGTTCTGCGGCAGTAGGCGCAACAACATTTCAAACATTTACCTTCGTAATACCAGATTTAGGCTCTTATGCTGGAACATTCCAAGTGACTAGCCTTGAATACGCTGGTGAATATAACGGTGAGGCTACATACAGTTTTTCACTAGAATCATCTGGCGCAATAACATTCTCAGCCGCTTAATAGGTAGGTGAAGTATGTCGTGGAAAGAAGTAACAGCTAAGAGTGGCAAGAAGGAAGCGCCAGCGTTTTTACGCGGTAATGAGCTTTCTTTGCCTAATGTGATCGGTCAGCCAACCAGTGTTGCCGTAGATGGCGTGTCCAGAAAGGTACAATCGTGGGAATTAGATCCTAGAGACAACATTATTAACATACAACTAGAGCCGTTAAATGACGGTAAAAAGGAAAAAGGTGAACCAGATGGCGAATCCGTTGAAAGCACAAGTTGATATAAATTTAGGTGGTACTGATTACAAGGCTAGGTTGACTATTGACGCGATTATGCAAATAGAAGAAAAGCTGAATTGTGGTATTTTGAAGTTAATTACAAGAATAGCTGACTCAGATGTACGTATGACCGACCTCATAAGTGTTCTTACTCCAGCACTTAGAGGTGGCGGTAATGACGTATCAGAGAAAGATGTTAAAAAGATAGTTAGTGATTCTGGGATCATAAATACTACGAAGGTTGTTGCAGAACTCTTAGCACAATCTTTGCAAGTAGAAGATCAAGAGGAAGATGCGAAAAAAAAAGAGGACTTAAACTAGACGATAAACTGCCAATAAAAAGATATATGCAGATATGTCTAGGAATGATTGGCATGTCGCCTAGTGAATTTTGGGGCTGTTCAGTTATAGAGATACATTTAGCGATAGAGGGCTTTATGGAATTTAACACAACAGAAAAAGATGAGCCTTTAGCTAAAGACGAACTAGCAGAACTTATGGAGCTTAACCCAGACTAATGGCTACTGTAGACGAACTAATAATTGAGATTAAAGCTGAGACACGCCAATTAAAAAAAGGCTTAGATGAGGTCAACAAAAAGTTAAGCGTTACAAAAAAAGCCGCAAATGGAGCGGCAACAATGGTTCGCAGGATAGGAATTATTGGTGCTGTATATTTTGCTGGTAAATTAGCCAAACAAGTAGCACAAACTGGCTCAACATTTGAAGATTTGCGCGTTACCTTGAATGGGGTATTTGGGAGCATAGAGGCTGGTGAAGAAGCGCTAGATCGTATTTTAGAATTTGGTCAAAAAACACCATTACAAACTGAAACAGTTACGAAAGCGTTTATCGCATTAAAATCAGCGGGAATTGAACCAACTGAAAGAATGCTTATGGCTTTTGCCGCTACAGCAAGTGTTACAACTGATCAGCTAGGCGCGTTTGAAGCGTTTATTCGTGTTACACAAAGATCAGCGTCAGGTGGGATTGGTTTAGAAGAACTAAATATGATTGCCGATAGAGGTATTGATGTATTTGGTATTCTAAAAAGACAATTAAATCTTAATAGAAATGAAATTCAGGCATTTGGAAAAACCTCCGAGGGCGCGGCAAAGATAATAGATACATTGGTAGAATCGTTAGATCAAGAATTTGGCGATCAGCTTGTTAAAAAATTAGATAACTTAAGCACGAAAACCTCAAATTTAAAAGACGCATTTTCACAGCTTGGCGATGTTATATTTGATAAAACAGGTTTTGGTAATTTAATAAAAGGTGGTTTAGACGTTTTAACGTCATCGGTCATAAGATCTACAAAAAAAATAGAAGAAGCGTTTGACAGAGAATTTATTGGTCCTCCAGAACCAGCTCCAAAGCAAATTAAATCTGCACGAGAGCAAATGCGAGATGAAATTATAAATTTTGAGAGTGATTTTCGTAAACTATCAGAAGATACCGCAGATCCACTTATTGAAATAAACCGCCAGTTACAACTTATAAAAGAAGTTTCTGCTAGCCAGCAAGAAATGGACTTTTTAGGAACAACGCCAGAAGAACTAGCCACTATAACTGAACATTTAAACGATCTGGCAAAAGAAGCAACCGATACTGGTAATACAATTTCAGAAGTATTAGCGCAAAGTATAAGTGATAGTGCGCAAGCGTTCACCAGCACATTTGTAGATGCTATAGCTAGCGGTCAAAGCGCATTATCTAGTTTTAGAAATTTTGCAGAAGATATTGTAAAACAAATTATTACCACATTCTTGCAGATGGCAGTTGTAAACAAAATACTGAATAGCGTATTTGGTAGTTTTATGGGTACTCCATTAGATACATTTAGCTTTGGCAAGGCTGGCGGCGGTGCTGTTCAAGCTGGGCAACCTACTCTAGTCGGAGAGCGTGGCGCAGAAATCTTTGTACCTAATAGCTCTGGTAGAATAATGAACAATGCAGACTCTATGAGCGCGATGGGCGGTGGTAGCGGCGTAACAGTCAATCAATCTATTAACTTTAGTACAGGCGTAGTGCCTACTGTAAGGGCAGAGGTTATGCGTATGATGCCACAAATATCAGATAGCACTAAAGCCGCAGTAATAGAAGCGTCACAGAGGGGCGGCAGATTTAGAAAAGCGTTAGCAGGTGCGTAAGAATGGCAATAGAAATAGCAATGCCCACAACTCCCAATTTTTTGCGGAGTACATTTAGGCTACATAGAGCAGTAGGGCAAACAATAAGCCCATTCACAGGCACACAAAAGACGCAAGAATATGATTATGTAGGCTGGTCAGCAGACGTTACATTACCGCCAATGCGTAGGTCTGTAGCAGTAAACTGGCAATCATGGCTTACTCGCTTAAAAGGATCATCTAACTTCTTTCAGTTTGGCGACCCAGATGCGCTTACCAACACAGGAACATATGATGGAGCGCATTTAATAGCGACACCGAGAGTAAGTGATGCGAGTACAACTTTATCTTTTTCAGCTAGCACCATCACATCCGGTGATTCAATTTTTGGGAATGCTTTAGTTGGCGATTATATATTTGTTACAGGGGCTACAAACAGCGACAATAACGGTACTCATAAAATATCAACAGTCACTAGTGCCACAGTGGTGGTGACTACAAGTACATTCACAACTGAATCAAATACGGCTTCATGCAAGGTGCATCAAAACGTAAAAGGCGTAACAGGGCTATCATTGACCGCTATGGGCGACACAGAAGCTGGCACTATTGCTGTAGGCGATTATCTTGGGGTGCTTACATCAAACACCGCAACATCAACACCAACACAGTTATTATTAGTCACAGAGGTATCAACAGAAACAGCAGTTGTTGGTGGGGTTAATAAAATATCAGTTGGCACAGAGCCTAAACTAAGGGCAGATATAACGTCAGGACATTTTGTTAAGTTTACCAGCCCTAAAGGTATATTCCGATTGACTGATAATATTGTTGAGTGGGGCGGTGATCGCAACAGCAACTATAATATGAGCTTTACTGTGACAGAGGTTATTTAATGGCTACTAGAGCAGGAATAGACGCGGCAATAGCAGGCAAGCTAGATGACGACCACATATTTATTAATGTTGCGGTCAAAATGGAGTTTGATAGCGGTGATCTGTTGATATGGTCTGGTATAGGTGATCTAACATTAGGTGGCGAAACATACATAGGCGCAGGAAGTTTGCTTGCATTTAGTGATATAGAAGAAACGCAAGAACTTAAAAGCTCTGGGCTTCAGTTATCTTTGTCTGGTATGGACAGCACTATATTGACTTATGCTCTTACAGAAAATTATCAAAACCGACCAATTACAACTTTTTTGTGCTTAACTGAAAAAGGCAGTAATGCGCTAACTGGATCAATGCTGACGTTTAAGGGGCGTATGACCTCTATGACAATAACTGATGATCCAAGCGGTTCTACTATAAAATTAGACGCAGAAAATAAATTAATAGACTTACAAAGACCATCAAATCTACGCTACACCAATGCTAGCCAGCAATATATAGACAGTAATGACACCAGCTTTAGGTATGTGCAACAGATGGAAGATCTGCAAGTATCATGGGGCAAAACTGGTGTAGATAACTTAGCTAATCCCAATGATTATCAAACCAATTTTTAATCATGCGCAAATTACCTAACTGGAACATGAATCTTTGGAAGTTTATAGACGAGAACAAAGCAAAAGGATTTACGTGGGGCAGTTGGGATTGTTGCACTGCAACAGATAGCGCAATAAAAGCCATGACAGGCGAGAGCCTAATACCTAAAGAATTACAATGGAAGTGCGAAACTTCAGCTAAAAAGGCTATAAAAAACTATGGCGGTAATTTACTCAAAGCACTATTAAAGGCTTGCAAGCTCAAAAACCTAGAAGAAGTTGCGTTAGGTTTTATGGCTGTTGGTGATATAGTCATATTTAAAAGCGAATATGGATACGTAGTTGCTGTATGTGATGGTAATATATTGCTAGGCGTTTGTGATGATGGCTGGCAACCAAAGCCAATGTCGTCAGCAGTTAAGGCTTGGAGGATACCAAATTGAGTAAGGTAGGAAAAATAATAACAGGTGCGGTAATTGTGACGGCAGCCGTTTTTACAGGAGGCGCGGCGGCGGCGGCACTTACTAGCTTTACTATGGGTGCGGCAGTAACAAACGCACTTATCGCTGGTATTTCTACTCTAGCTCTTGGCGGTTTATCGGCTTTAACTACCAAAGGTAACAAAGCAGGAACACAAAATTTTGGCACAAAGGTAGCCGCACGCGGATCTAGTGTTCCACGGCAAATTATTTATGGGCAGTGTCGGGTCGGTGGCACAATTACTCAAATGCACAGCACTGGCACAGATAACGTAAAACTATGTACGTTTGTTGTCCTAGCTGGTCACAGAATCAATGGTCTTGTAAAACTACGCATCAATGACGTAGAAGCAACAACAACATCAGCAACGGTAAGCGGTGAAACAGTGCATACGGTTACAAATAGTGATTTTACTAATGCTGACAACGATCATGATTTTGGTAGCGGTAGGTTGATACGCTTTACGTTCCATGACGGACAGCAAACAGCGCATGATGGGTTAGCCAGAGCATCACTAGGATCTACATTTGTACCAGATACGCACACTTTTACAGGTTGCGCTTACGCTTATATAGAAATGATTTATGATCAAGAAAAGCTATCTAGTATGCCAAATTTGAGTTTTGAAGTGCAAGGCGCGTTAGTTTTTGATCCAAGAGATGACAGCACGGCATATAATGATAATCCAGCATTATGCATAAGAGATTATTTAACAAACACTACATATGGTCTTAAGTGCGAATCGTCAGAAATAAATGATGCTCAATCTGGGGGTGGTTTTTATTCAGCCGCCGCTACTTGCGATACCAATGTAACGCTAGCAGATAATACTACTACCACTCATACTTATTTTTGCGGTGGATTCTTTAGTATGGCTGACAGTGGAGAGGAAGTTTTAGATACCCTATTAACCTCATGCGCAGGCAACATCACCTATACTAATGGTAAATTTAATTTATTTGTTGGGGCGGCACAAACGCCTTCATTGACTGTTACTGATAGCGATATATTAGAACCAGTAACCATGCAGACTAAGCCAGCTAACGGCAACATGTACAACCAAGTCAAAGCCTTATTTGTAGACAGTACAGCGGCTTACAAACCTACTGACACACCAATTTTTTCTAGCTCGGCATTCTTAACCGAAGATACCCCAGATGATGACAGTAACGACTATCCAAACTATAGAAAAATGATGGAGATAAGACTGCCAATTACCACGGCATCTGAAGCGGCACAAAGGATTGCTAGAATTGCATTAAATCAAAGCAGATATACGTTAAATATTTCTGTATTAGTGGGGTTAAACTTTCTAAAAGCACAGCCTCATGATTGGGTATACGTTACCAATGAGCGAATGGGCTGGACACAAAAGACATTTGAAATAGTGTCCATGAATGTAGAGCCAATAAGTAGCACAACAGATACAGAAATACTTGGTGTCAGGCTGTACCTACGCGAAACCCATCCAGATATTTACGCATTTTTATATAACGCTTACACAACGCCTATCGCATCAGCCACTGGACTAGCAACCTCACATGTTAAAAATGTAGGCACTAGCAATTTAATAGATCAGTCTGTTGTTACAAATATTGTTGCAGATGACGCTATCACACAAACATCTATTGCGGCATCAAGCGTTACGTCTTTTAGCTCTGGGTCTACTGGCACACAAGCATTAACCGTTTCTATGGCGCAAGGCGGCACAAACTACACTGGTGACGTTATTGTTATTGCCTATGTAATACCAAGCGGCACTCCAGATGTTGCATTTGCGCCCATACTTAGTGGTAGCACTGTAGTTGGCAGAGTAATTGGAGATGTATCTGGCTGGGATGGGTCTAATTACACTTTTGCTGGCAGAGCAGATAGCACTATGCGACTTTACCTGAATCCAACAAGCGTAGGCACAAACGCAGGTACGAATATGACATTGATGTCTAGTTATACAAATATATCAATATATACTTTGACACAACCAGTAACGCTTTTTGGGCGTAGCACTATTGACGCCACCCAATTAGCTAGCGCGGCAAGTTTCACAGCAAAGGTAACGCTTGGTGTAAATAATTGGAATAACCCAGCCTTGCAAGTGATATGGACTGTCTTTAGGAGATTTAAGTAATGGCTAAAGGTACTTTTACTTGCCATGACTCTAATGGACAAATATTGTTAGTCATAACAGGTGATGAAGATCAAGCTAAAGTAAATGGCGAGGGCTATGTTGTGGGAGAAGGCGACTCAGAAACACAATATGTAAGTGGTGGCAACCTAACAACTAGACCCGATAACCCAGCATCTATTAGCGGAAATGTATTAAGTAACGTCAAAGCTGGCTCTAATATTGAAGTACAAACAGGCTACGACATAAATTTCTGGGCAAATGTAGACGCTGGAGAACATACAATAGAATTGCCAGTAAACGACATGTATATTAAGGTAACAATAACTAACTGTTTTCCACATAAAGATTTAGTATATGAGCGTACTTAAAGTTAAAACAACCTACAAAGACTTAAGAAAAGCTGAATACCCAGATATAGGTGAGCAACTTGATGCCTTGATGAAAGGGTTAGATGCTATTGCTAACAGTGAATCCTTGCCAACGGCTACAACAGATTGGATCGCTAGCTGTAAGGCAGTTAAAACAAGATACGCTAAACCATGATTAACGTTAGAACTAAGGGCGCAACATTTGAGCGTGACATAGTACGACAGTTAAATGACTATGCTTTAGAGCATGAATTAGGGTTTTATGCAAACCGAAACCTAGATCAATACCAATCCAAAGGGCAGTGTGATATTGAGATCCCACACCACGCCATAGAGTGCAAGCATTACAAAGAGGGCAACTGGTACAAAGAATCATGGTGGGAGCAGGCTTGTACTAGCGCAAAAGGTCGGATACCAGTGCTTGTATATAAGTACAATAGACAGCCCGTTAGGGTTTGTGTACCTCTCTGGGCTATATGCCCGTCAGGGGCTTTAGATACAACGAGAACGGCAGTATTGACCTTTGATGCGTGGCTAGACACAATGGTAAAGAATTGGAACGCTTATAAAGAGGGTTTGTGCCATGACAGAAGTACCAGTAGTAGAGCCGCCTAAGGAAACAATTAAGAAAAAAGTAGAGCTAGACCTTGAGGTTACGCCTAACAACATAGGTATCAACCCATTTCAAAAGTGGGTACATCTAGCCAAGACAGTAGACGCTTGGCGTATATTCCCTAGAATCTTTGTCACAGTATACATCGTGCTTCTATATGATGTAGTTACTTGGTTTATGACATTACAAGAGCCAAATGTAGAGCAAGCAGGGCTAGTCAGTATTGTGGTCGGTGCTATGGCGGCAGTATTTGGTATCTACGCTGGCACTAACAAGCAGAGCAAAGCCTTTAAAGGTGGCGATTAATGGCTGATGCGTTTGCATTGATAGCGGAGGTAGGTTTTCCGATTGCCATGTCATTGATTGGTGGGTTCTTTATATTTCTAACCATCAAATACATATTAGAGTCTGTGGTGGGGCAGGTAGATAGCTTGCATCAAATAGTATCAGGGCTGGATAACAGGGTTAAAACTATGAACCATGACATGGTAAGAATGGACTGCACGCTATGTTCAGTGTTAGGCATACGCCCAGACCTTGAAAGAATATCAAGAGCCAATGGGAAAGAAGATGCGCGAAGAGACTGAATGGACGGAAGAAGAAGCGATAGCGGAGTGCATAGAGTACGCAAATAACATTAAGCGTATGCAAGGCGAATCACTACTTAAGTACGTATCTGATAAAGCCCTTAAAAAAGAACAACATAGAAGGCTGATGCAAGATCAGCTCAATATTATCTAATGCAATTAGCTCAATTAATTAATGAGTACGGCTTTCCTATTGTAGCGACAGTAGGGTTGCTATATATGATCTACTTTATTTGGGGCTTCATAACCAAACAGATTAAGGCAAAATTAGGCGAAACTATGGGTACATTGGTAGGATTAATAGATCGTATCCGTATGTTAGACAATGACATAATACGGCTGCAACAAAAACTAGATACCGTGATAGAGCTTAGAGAAAGCGAAAATGCAAAGAATATTGAACGCGCTACGAACGCTGATTGAGTTTGGTTTAGGCTTGTTGATGCTAGTAGTATTCTTTTTGACAATAGCTGTGGGAACAGTGTTAATAGGGATTGCGCCAGTAAGCGGTGATGAGATGCGACATCAATTTAAAAGCCCAAGTTTTTCTGGCATAGGCACATCTGCACACTATTTAACCATAGAAAACCAAGAGCATAGTAGACAAGAAAAGATAGATGAAGAAAAGCTAGCACTGGCAGAAGAAGCAGAAAGGGAGCTGGATAACAGTACGTTATCTAGGTTTATTAGGAATTTAGAGAGTAGAATATATGCAGAGTTATCCAGACAGCTTGTGAATAACATGTTTGGTGAAGAAAAATCAGAGTCAGGTAGTTTTGAGCTAGAGGGAAACACAGTTGGCTATAGCACCAATGGTGACACAGTATCGCTTACAGTCACAGACAAGACAGGTGGCACTACGGTTATTAGTGTGCCTGTCGGTGATTTCTACTTCTAGTTGTGTATCAGTACAGAATCACGTTGTCCCTAAGGTAGAAAAAGCCCAAATATCAAAGGTTTACACGCACGAACTTTTGCAAGCGCGGTGTCCAGAGAAAAAGATAGTTGTGGCTCTGTACCCATCAGGGTTTATGGATAATACAGGGCAGAGAAAAAGCACTAGCGAAACTAGTAGCTTTAGCACAGCCATAACACAAGACCCATCGGCTTATTTGATCCGCGCTTTAGACAAGGCTGGTTTGAATAATTGTGGTTTTTTTACGGTCGTAGAACGTATCGGCTTAGAGTCAATCGCCAAAGAAAGGCAACTAATAAGGCAGACTAGAACCCAGTTTAAAGAAGAAGATAAGCTACAGCCTTTAATTTTTGCTGGTTTGATAATGCAGGGATCAGTGGTAGGATACGAGAGTAATGTTACATCAGGTGGTGTGGGTGCGAGGTATCTAGGAATAGGTGCTTCAAAAGAGTACCGAACAGATACGCTAACGGTATCCTTACGCACAGTCTCAGTATTCTCTGGGCGCGTTCTAATAGAAGTATTAACAACTAAAACAATTTTGAGTGTTAGAAACAGTCAAGATGTTTTCAAGTTTGTCGCGCAGGGTACGGAGTTGGTAGAGGTAGAGAATAGCTTTGTAGAGAATGAATCTATGAATGTTGCTCTCCAGATGGCGATAGAATCTGCTGTCTTGCAAACTATCAAAGAAGGCTATGCGAAGGAGTATTGGAAATGAATATACTACTTATAATGCTGATGTGCTTTTTTTGTTTCGTCGTGGTTGCAGACAACGAGATATGGATTGATCAGTCAGGTGCTACAGCGAATATAGACCTAGAGCAACAAGGTGGTGGCAACCTAATCGGTGGCGTTGATTCTGTAGCAGGTACTCTTACAGATTTTGATTTTATCGGTACGACTAACACATTAGATATCAATCAAATAGGTTCAAGTAACCTATGGAAAGGAGATATTACTGCTGACAGTTATACTGGTTTCTTTCAGTTTACTGGAGGCTCTAACGTGATGAATGTGGTCACAGACACGACCAATACTTACGATGCAGATAACTCTAACGTCAATATCAACGTGACAGGCTCTAGTAATACTATGACGCTAAACCAAGCAACTACGGCGGCGGCTGGTACTTTAGACCTAGATTGGATCATACAAGGCTCAAACAACACGGTTACCAGCACGATTAATATTGACCAAGCGACCAACTATATGGACATTGATGGCTCTGATAACACAATCACATATACTGGCACAGGGGTTAACGCTAGTTCAGGTGGTTACTTCTGGTTAGATCACACTGGTGGTAGTCGCGAATTTACAATTTCTCAAACGAGTACGCAAAATAATGATTGGCTTAAGATCACATCTGATGGCTCTAATGGTACTGTTTGCGTTGAGCAAGACGACCAAGGAACAGCTGTGGGCTGTTGAAATTGGTGCAGTATCAGAGTTAAATGGCGAAGCAAGGGTAGTACGCGACAAAAATATAGACGCAGAACTTAAGCTACCCATAGAATCGCTAGACAATGTTGAAACATCACAGGGTCGGATAGCGATCACGTTTGAAGATGACAGCAAGGTAAGACTGACAGAACACAGCAAATTATATATAAACGAATACATCTACGACCCAGACCCTAGTAAATCCAAGATGGCGATTAACTTTGCCAGCGGTACAGCAAGGTTTATTACTGGCGGTCTAGGCAGAATCAATAAGGAAAACATCAAACTCACTACACCTAGTGCGGATATAGCTATTCGTGGCACTGACTTTACGGTCACAGTTGATGAGTTTGGCAAGAGCTTAATTATATTGTTGCCAGATGCAAATGGCATATCATCAGGGGAGATATTAGTTAGTACGGTTGCTGGAACAGTAACGCTCAACAAGCCATATGAAAGCACAACTACTAACGTGCCTATGAATAATCCAAGTAAACCAGTAATACTAGACCTTACACTAGACTTGATAGATAACATGCTTATCGTGACACCACCTAAAAGAGTTGAGGCAGTAGCAGAAGAAGCACAGACCATAGAAGCCAATCCATACCTAGATTTCTCAGGTCTTGATGTAGACTTTTTAGATGAGAACAGTTTAGACAATGAAGAAGAATTAGAATTTACCGAGCTAGATATAAATTACTTAGATGTAAACTTCTTAGAGGATCTGCTAAACGTGCTAGATGCGCTAGCAATAAGCCAAGAAGAAGATAAATTACAGCAGGCAGTCAGCGCGGTGGTAAGTGGTACAGCACTAGGGCTGGATAAAACTACACAAATAACTACCTTGGTAGAAGGACAGAAGGTCAGCTTTCGTAGGTTTGTAGGGCATAAGACAAGGCTAGATGTAGATGGTTCAAATGCCTATACCATCGTGGTCATACAGAACGGTGTGCAAAATATTGTAAAAGTTAATGGCGGTAGTGACTCAACTATTGTGATCAATCAAGGATCATAGAATAATAAGATTGGCACTAGCCAAGGTGTCGCAAATAAACTAAGGTTTTATCCCATCACGAACCATGTTTTCCCCAGACCTTTCTGGGGTTTTTTATGTAATAAGGTCATAATCCTTAGTCAACCCACCGAGACTCTTGTTACCCCGAGTGTGCGCTTTCACCCAAGTCAGCTTACCGCTTTGACATTTGCGTAAGTGCTTTCTTACCCCATGCAATCTCTTAGGCACACTGCTTCTTGTTGCATCTGTTTCTTCACTAGTATCATTGTACAGGTCTATCTCAAGCGTCGTATGCTCCCAAACTGGTCGCTTATGAAAGCTAGAAGCCTTTAAATTTTTCATGGGTGGTTTGATCATTGGCTTTGATCCAGCCACTTTCGTTGTTCTTGTAATAGCTGGGTAGGAAAGAGCTACAGATAATGTTGCTACTAAATCTGCAAGGGCGTTTGCTTGCAGTTTGACATCATCATTTTGATATGTACCAAATTTATCAGTCTCAGTATTTATGTCCCATACGCTTTCTGCAATTCTGTAACGCCACCAGCCATATTTATCTGTGGTTATTGGGTAGTCAGGGTTTGCGGTATTACAAGTTAAAAATTGTATTTCATAACAAGCAGTATCTAAGGAAACTATAGGCTTATTATTGTTCATTGCTTCACAAAAATATATAACTCTAAAAGTTTGAGTGCAGTCAGGTTTCCACAGTGGCAGAGATCCTTGATCATAGTTTTCATGCTCCCACACAGAATCACATTCTGCGCACAGTAATGTATAAATGTAGCTGAAATCAGGATCATTAGTTGTATACTTTTTTTGCAAAACAATCTCAGGATAAGGTAGGGATACATCAGTTACTTTGAAAATAGCACTCAATTCACTATCTGATATGTCAGATTTTCCCATAGCATCGTTTTCTGGTAGTGTAAATTTTGGACTCCGCTGTATAAAGTTTGATGCCGCTTTAGCGAAATTATGTTCTCTTAATCCTTGAGTTTTTAGGTCTGGATTGTTTTTAACAAATGTGTAGTCAGCCAAAATGCCATCTTTGTAACTAATATGATTGGGTGTGATCTACTTGTTTATCATACATAATCGCAATCGGGTGTACAGGCAAGTGTATAAGACGCTCTAATGCTTTTTGATACATTACCAATCCTCCCTAAAGTCGCCAGCACTATGCTCATGGCAAGCGGTTTCTATGTCAGTCCAATCTTGCTCTGATAGGTCTAACCAATCTGCTGGCTTACCTTTGGTGGTTAAGACATTCACAATTTCTATTGTGCCAAACAACCCCGAATCAGGGTCTTCGGCTGTCTCATAATCGCGGTATTCAACGCACAGTGGGAAACCGCCTTTTACTTTTACGTCTACTAATTTAGTCATAGTAAATCCTTTGAAAAAAGAGGGGGCGTTTGCCCCCAGTTAATTATGCGGCTTCTGATTCTTGCTTCTCTAATTCTAGTTTCGCAAGTGCGGCACATATGATGTGCAGTGCAGTTACCTTGCCATCAAGGTAGTAGAAACAGCGTGTGAATGTTGTGCCGTATTGGTTAGTGACTTGGTGCGGTATTACCGTTACATTCAAGCCACCGAACAACCGACCAACCTCAAGCACTTCGTAGTATCTTGCTTTTTGGCGTTCAATCATCTCTACCACAGTTTCTAAAACTTCATTTTGTTTCTTAGTAACAGTGTCGCTTTTGGGTGCTGGCTT